TATTTTGTAGTTTCAATTTCCTGAGGAGCAACCTCAACTTTTTTAGCTGTAGCTTTTTTAGCCATGATATAATAAGATTAAATAATTTAAAAGAGTAATAATTACCCCCGTCAATAAGACGAGGGTAACATTACTTTAATTGATCGATTACTTAGTGAAGATTACGAAGTTATTCGCAGCCTGAACACAAAGACATCTCTCTGATAAGAAGTGTACTTGCATCGCGTCTAGATCAGAAGTATAAGCTCCTCCAACAGATCCAGTCAACCATGACTTCATACGACGGTCATCAGCTTGAGAAGCGCGATAACGTACGTGTAAGAAAGGTCGGCGGATGTTAGTGCCTAAAGTTTGATCATAAACAGTAGAAGTTCCAGCAGGAACTAATACTCCTTCAATTGGAGCAATACCGTCAGTACCGTTAGCTTTAACTAAGCCACCACGAGTAGAAGCATCGTTAAGATATTTCCAGTCTGTCTTATAGAAGTCATAAGAACCTCTTCGGAAACCTGTGAAACCTAAGTTCAACGCCATTTCTTCAGAATTCTCAAACAAACCATAAGCAGTTCCACCGTTTGCTCCAGCAGATAAACCAGCAAGCATATCGTCAAGCTCTAATGAAAGTGCTCTGTTAACAAACAACATGTTCTCTTCAATAGCTCCCTGAGTATCAAGGTTCTTAAGAACACTGTCAAACTCAGCTAAAGTTCCACCGTAAGCAGAGAAGTTATTACCTCTTGTCTTAATAGCAGAGAACAATCCTTGAGTACCTTTGTTGTTAGCTCCTAAAGCAGCAGAACCAGCAGCAGCTAATTCTCCTTCAACAACTGACATTTCCAAGTAATCTTCAAAACGTAGTCGTGTCTCAGACTCAGCTTTAAGATACCAAAGATATCCACCTGTTCCGTCTTCAGTAGCAACTTCTACCCAACCAATCTGTGCAGTGTCAGATCCGGAGATTTGATACTTAGACTTGATAATGATAGGTGAGTTACTGAATTGAGTGAAAGAAGGAGTAATAGACTCTGCAGTAGCATCGCCAAGTCCTTTTCCATACTCAGAACCGTAAACAAAGATCTTAAGATCTGTACGCGCTCCAGCTCCAATACCTCCAGCGGCTGTTGCAGCAGAAACTGCAGCTGCTCCGTAAGGTGCGACTGTGATAGTAGCATCAGCTCCTCCAACAACACCAGCGGTTCTTGCAGTTACTATTGCAGTACATTCAACTCCATTAGTTGGATCCATTATAACAATGGTGTCTTTGACAGCAATAACGTTAGTTATGCTAGCAGTAACATTGAAAGAAAGTACATTAATCGGATTACCAGCTGCCATGATAACGTTATCATAAGCAATGTGTAAGCGATTCTGTTCTGACCAGATAACCTGATCGGATGTCATAGGCATTTCAGCTCCTACCATACGTAAGAAACCAGAAAGAGTTCTGTTTCCGTAACGCTCTACTTCTTGTTCGTAGATCTCAGGTAAGTACTGTTGTGCGAAATCATTGTTGCCATCTGTGAAACTAAGATAGTTAGTCTCCAGGGCTTGTAGTTTTTGGCTTGGAATTAATGATCCAAACTTTGGTGCTAATGCCATAATTTATATAGTTTTAAATTTTGATTTTTTTAATTTTAAGTTTTGAAGAATCATTCATATTATTATTTACCACCTTTACTTTAATCCCATCTTTAAACCCATCAGTCTGTGAAGCCTGCCTTGGATTTGTGCTAGGATTTTTAGAACCATCAACAACCTCTCTGATTGCGTCAGCTTTTCCTTGTTCATAAAAATGACTTGCAATAGTATCTACATTCTCAGCGGCATAAATAGCTTTATGATAGCCTTGTTTATCTGATATTTTACCTTTGTTGTCAAAGAACTTCCCGACAAGGTTTGTAATATTTGATTGTTTTTCAGCTACTTTGCTTGCGTTTTGCACACCATACCTGTATTTCTTTTCACCTACATTGAAATCAAAACCTTTGAAATCAGAAGTAAAATAATCTTGAGTTTGGTTAACAAAATCATTATGACGCTCAGTTGCAGTTTCCTGCTCCTTCGTGTATCGGTCGAAAAATTCCATAGCTTTTTGTTGCTCTTGAGTTACGCCGGGTCTCAACTTGATATCGTCGTAGTATTTACTCTTAGCGCTTTCCAAAAAATTCTTTGCTTTAGCGACTTCTTCTTTTATTGCGAGTTTCTTTTTGCGGATGTCTCGCTCCTCTTCTAGTTCTTCATCATATGAAAAATTATCTTCCATAAGGAAATTAATTTCTTCATTATCTAAATGTGGTTTAGTTTGTTTATAATATTCTCTTAATAATGTATTATTATCAACATTAGAATAATCAGCATTTAAACGCACATAATCTTCAATGCTTCCACCTGTCTCTTCCATAAAAGAAACAAGCTTTTCAATATTTTCTGGTAAAGGTTTATCTATTTGTTTAGGTTCTTTAATGTTTTCCTCTACTTTTTTAACTTCTTCAATTACATTTTCTGTAATTTCTTGCAATACTGGCTTTTCATCTTGAACTTCTTCAGTGGACTTTGGTATTTCCTCTCCCACCTTCTCGCTATCTTCGGATGATTCGCCCACAGAAATTTCCTCTGTTTCTCCGATTTGAATGGCATCGTCTTGTGTTTTTTCTTCTGCAGGTACAACTACTTTAGTTATCTCCTCTTTTTTTATTTCATCTTCAGGTTCAGATATTGTTATTTTTTTTATAGCATCTTGTGCTTTGGTTTCTTTACCTAGATTTTTAGGCTTAGACTTTTTTATCTTAAAGTCGCCTTCTTGTTTCACTTCTGTTGACATAATATAATATAATTAAATAAATAAAAGATTTATTCTGGACCTAATGATCCAAGATTAAACCCACTTAAATCATCATTACCTTCAGATTCAAAATTTATAGGTAATAAATCATTTTTTCTTTGATCAATCATTTCTGATTGTTGTGTTCCTTGTATTCTTGTTCTTTTATCTTTTCGATCTTCTATTTCTTTTTCTCTTTCTAATTCAACACCAGCTCTAGCTTTTGCTAATTGCATTTGATAATTAAATTCTTCAGCCATAAGCTCTCTTTTTATTTGAGCTTCATTTTGCATGCGTTGTATTTCAAACTGAGACTTAGCTTGTTCAATACTTACTTTTTCTTGAGTTAAAGCTTGTTGCTTTTGAACTTCAGACATAGCAGCTGCTTCAGAAGCTTGTGCGTTTGCTTGCGCTTGCGCTTGTATGTTTTGTTGTTGAGCAGCTTGCTCTCTTTCAATTTTTTGAGTTTGTCTAAGCTTTATGTATTGATTAGCTAATTTTGTATTTTTAATTTCTCTAATATCAATTGCGTCAGACAATGCAATTGCTCCTGTTTTTAAGGCAATTTGTACATTTTGTTCTAATTGAGCTCTTTCTTCATCTTCAGGTTCTAGTTGCAAATAAATACCAAAATCATGAATTTGTAAATTAATTAATTCACTTAATGTTTCAGTATTAAATGTACTTATAGAATTCATTAATGCACTTTTGTTTAAAGGATTTTTTATTATATCTGCTGTTTTTAAACTTATATTTTCACAAGTTCTAAGACTAATATAAAGTAAAGAATCCATCATATGTCTAGTTGCTACATTAGAAGCATTTGCTGCCATTTTTTGCAAACCAACTAAGGAATCTTTATCAGGCATACTTCCGTCTCTTGCTTCGTTTAATCCAGTTACATCACGTATCATTTGCAAATAATACTGATATGTGCCAATCAAACTTTGAATTTTAGCTTGACCAGACGATGAAGATAATTCTGATATAGGTACCTTGCCAGCGTTCATACCACCTTCTTGAGTAAGTGATCTACCAACTATAGAACCAGTTTGAAAATACATGTTTAAAGCTTCAGCTGGATTATAGTTAGTTCCGTTACCTAAGTCGACTTCTGCTAAACCGTCCATATCTAAAAACACACCATCAGGTACTATTCTTGACATTACTTGTTGCAGTTTAAGATGAGTAAGTTGTATCATATCTGCAAAGCCACATATCTTGCCTACCATAGATTCAATTCTACCTTTGTATATTCTAGGTGCTGATATACAATAATTCATTTCAACTTTAGTTGTATCGGCATATGGCCTAGTCATATTTTCTGCTAGTTTCCATTCTAACATATAGTTATTACCTAAAACTTTAGCTCCTGTATATAAAACTTCTATTGTTCTTGTTACAATATCATATCTATCGCTTTCAGGTGGATTATAACCATCAAACTTTACTAAAGCTTTTTCAAGTCCTTGATCTGTTTTCTTTATTTTAAAAACCTGATCATGATATGTTTTATATTCAAAATACATAACCTGTATTGTGTTTTGATCATAATTACCCCAACCTGTTATATATTGAGAATTACCAGGCATTTGTTGTATTTTAAGTAACTCTTCTTCTGGTATATTTGGATATTGTTTTTTTAACTCTGGTATAGTTATAGATTTTACTTCGCCTACATAATAAATATCTTCAAAGTTAGGGTCTTCAGTATATGAATAAACCATATAAGCAGGATCAACATAATCAATTTTTATACCTTCTGTTTTGTTAAATTGAGTTTTTGAAGCGCTTATACCTATTACAGCCAAGTCATAAGCTAATCTTCTTTGAGTTTCTTCGTATTTATTTTTAGCTAAAACATTATTTATAACTTCTTCTTCAGCAATTTCAATTTGCTGTTTATAATTCATTTGCATGTATAAGTCTAATTCTTCTTTACTAGCTGGTAATTCTTCTGGATTAGTTGTATTAAATAAATTAATACCTAATTTATTTTTAAGACCTGTCAATAGTTTTTTATTATTAATATCTCTTAAAACTTTTCTTGAATATTCACTTTTTTGTTTAATAGAATAAGGATCTTGTGCTACAGTATTAATGTCATAAGACTTATTAGACATTCCATTAACAACAATATCTACAAACTTAGGGATAACAGCAACTGGAGTCCAGTCTAAGTTAAGATAAGATAAATCACCATTTATAGATAATTCACTTTTGTATTTAGCTACAGACTGCTCTCCTCTTGCATATAACCTTAATTGATGAAAATTACTGTAGCTTTGAGCATATCTATTTCCTGATCTTCCTTCTTGAAACCATTCTCCTTCAATAGCTCTACCTACTTGAATACCATATTCTAAGCTTGATTTTTCTTCCTCACTTACCACTTGGTTTGGAAAAGAACTGTTTGTATTAGTTTGGATTTTCATTTATTAAAGTATTTTTGAAGTATTTCCACTATTATTATATTTTTTAATACCTAAATCAATAGGTTTATATATTTTCTTTTGAGCAGGCATATACCTATTCTTATTGCAAGCCATCAAAGCTAATCCTGAACTAATAGAAGCATCATGCTTTGTTCTATTATTTATATTGAATTTAGCCCAATCATTTAATGTTCTTTGGAAATACATATCTCCATATCCATTTTCTAAAATACCAACGTTAGTATTTATATAAGTTTCAATAGCAGCTGCGTGAGCTTGCTTTATATCTTCACTAGAGTTTGGTATACCACCTATTTCTCTTTCAGTTACTGATAATTTATTCCAGATCTTATCTGGCCTATTCATTGAATAACCTCTATAACCTCTTCTTTTAAAATGATATAATAATCTAGGTTTATTATTCTCCGCTAATATAGGCATACCGTAAAAAATACAAGCCATTAAAACATCTTCAAAAAATATCTCAGCTGTTTGAGGTCTAGCTATATATTCTAAAAAGAAATGATTAGGAGGTACGTTTTCCATACTAAACTTAGTTAAGCCGTGTAAAGAACCATTAGAACCTCTACCATCTACCGTACCTGATATATCATAACTATCACAACCAAAAGCACCTAAGTGCTCATTTCCAGGATGTTTGCCTTTATTATCTATTACAATTCTATTTTGTAATTCTAAAGCTGGAACCCAAGATATATTAAACCTACCATCTTTATTTGGAACAAATATAACTCTAGTATCTTTTTGACCATGTTCCCACTGAAAGCTACCAACTGTTATTGTTGAAGTATTTTTTAAATCAACATTGTAATCTATTTGCTCGTATATCTTAGTAAGATTAAATAAAGATTCTTTTGCTTCATCTCTAAATGCATGTTCTTCTGTTCTTGGAAACTGCCTAAAATATTCATTTAAACCGTCTTGGTCTTGCTTTAATCCTTCAACTTCATTGTTCCAATGATCTATAACTCCTTGTTCTATTGTATCACCAAAAGCATCTATTGTTTCTTTTTCAGGTTTATCAAATACTGGATAGCCATAAGAATCTATAAATCCTTCATAATTCCACTCCATAGGTATAAATAAAGAATACAAGCCTGAGCTTGTTTGACCATTAGCATTTCTTTTTTCAACATTAGAACTATAATAAAGCTTTTTAAAATTTTCACCACCTTTATCTAAAGAGTTTGATGTTGAACCCATCATGCATTTACCTATAATTCTACTACCTAGCCTTAAACATGTTTTAGTAACACGCCAATTATTTAATATGTTTGTTGGCTTTTCCCATTTACCTGATTCATCATGAACAAGTAACTTTAGTTTTTCACCATCATAAGAGTTATCTCCTGTATTCTTCCAGTCTATTGTTGTATCAAGACCGGATATTTCTTTAAGCTTTTCGTTATTGTCCAGCTTTTTTCTTGTAAACTTTGTGGCCGGTACTCTATACGCCAGTTCTGTTTTTGGCCGATCCATTCCATCTTGTATGGGTTTGAAAAAGAAAGGGTAGTTGACTGATATTGGTACAACTTTATCGGTAAACATTTTTTTGGCATCTGGTCCTGATTTTGATAATATACCAAATCTTGAGTCTGTCGATATTGTTGCAGCGTTGACTGTTTCACCCGATGCCATGAATGAAAAGCCACTCCGTCTATTTTTAAGGTAGCACATTCCATAGCTACGTTTATCGGCTCTACAGGCTTCCCAGAAGATGTAGAACAGTCTATTTGATTCACGAAAATTGGGCTGGCCAACGTCAATCTTGCTCCACTGCAAGTACATATAATGAGTACCAGTAATATATGTAGGCTTATTTTTGTTAATAAACCAAAAACCTTCTTCGCGTTTTTTAAATTCATCATCTATATAATCGTGCCATTTTTCTTTAAATTCATTAGGGTATTCTTCCCAGTCAAATACAGATTTTATTTTGTTTAACTCTTTAGGATATTCTGAATATTCCCATTTGTTAGTTTCAAATACGTAGGGTTTTTCTTCTTTTGGTAAAGCTATTTTTAAACCTTGTATTTCGTATATGTCACCTATTTTACCAGTTTTGCTTATAACAACTATATCATGTTCTTTGTTGTAACCATATTCCCATTTTGCATATCTATTGGTTCTATTTAAAACCTTGGGTTTTATATGATTATCT